CAGATAGATTTTCTTCGTGTCGTCTTTCTTCTAGTTCCATTAACCATGCTTTTACTTTACCCATTCTCTTCCTCACTTTCCTTTTTATATCTAGTTAATTCTTTGAGCATATACTCGGTAGCTTCTAGCCAACCCCATGCGTTATGCTCGTGCTTGGAAACTTCACCACTTTGACTATACCACTCAAGATTATCTGTGAGTTGATACTTCAATCTTTCTAGTTCCATTTCCATTCTACTTATTACTTTGTTATAAGCCATTACTTATCTCGCAGTATTTTAAATACAGTTAGAATAAATCCAACTGTCAGTAAGTTAATTAATATATACATAAACATTATTATAATCCTTTCATTAATAAAGTCAAGTTGATATTGTGTCGCAGTACGAGTATACACGACATGTTCTCGGTATAAATCCGAGGGTCTTTATATAACAGATCTGACCCTTATGTTCCCCTAATATACGATTTAAAATATAATATAATATATTTATATAGTATATAGACGAGCATAGCACTATCGTTTCTGCCAACCCTCGTGTTTATGTCGGAGATATGTCGCATATCTACGTGAGGAAAGCCTATGCTAACTGCTGATATCCGTGCTCATTAAACGAGTTGACATTTGGACTGTCAAATGTTGGGCGGATATTGCCGAAGCCGTTCATGTAATTAACATAGGATAAACTTCTTGCCATTTGTAATTCATTCGGTCTAGGAAATGGCACACCCACTTCTAGTATAGAAGTTTCGCTAAGAATACTACCACCATTCACAAAGTGTGGTATCTTTTCTTTAGCTACGGGATATAGGTTAGGATATGACCTCCATACGTTAGGCATTTTAAGTATCTTACGCATGGTTGCATGATGTTTTTCTTCAGCTAGTGCATTTGCTAACCATTCTTCCCTGTCTATTTTAACACCACGCATACCAAGTATATATGTAGTATCATATAAGTTCTTTCTTTTATGATTAGGATATACTGTCGTGTTGTATTTTTTAACTAGCTCAAGCATTGAACTGTTTGTTGACATCACTTCGAACGGGTGAACACCATCAGAAATCGCGGGTTTGACTTTGATTATAATGAACTCTACTTGTTTCATATATCCATTGCCATTCCAACGAGTATGATCTCTTGCTATGGCAGACCAATCATGCCCTTCATATTCGAAGTCCTCATTCTGTGAGCCTAGTCGTCTGCCTCTGTTGGTAGTCAACACCCATGTGCTTTTGCGTTTAACCATAGTAAAGGTTTGTTTGTTGTCTACATATCCTTGATAGACACCCTTATCATCAGCATGATATTCGGGTCTATATCCTACAATGTTTATGCTACCCACTGGAGTCGGGTATAGTTTTACATTAGTCATTTTTCGTGCCCCCTTTCTTGTTTGATCGTGCATCTATTAAGTGGTCGATTGCATCATACATATCCATTTCATCAGCAGTCACTAGATCACCCAGCATTTCTGCTGTGCCCATTGGGTTGTGGTATATGACCTCTGATATATCAGCCTGTGATAATCCAACCAGATCAGCTAGATTGTATGGCGTGTTATCATCACAAAGATCTACAGATTTTTTCGCGTTTGCTTTGCTTGTCCATTTATCATAGTTGTATATATCATCAGCATAGCTGTAGTCTGTAGCATTGTATCCGTTAAACCATGACTTGTTGTATGATGTGATTGCTTTTGGTTGCGTAGATATGGTGTCAGTCTTGACATCATAATCACTACCCATACCGCGTTGTATGGAGTATGTATTTGATAGCCACATACTATCCATTGTTTCACCATGATCTTCGTTGATGATTGTGAACTTACCATTACTTCCGTCAAGGAATAATAGTTTATCAGAGCCAATAGATTCTTCAATCATATCCCTCCAATCCGAATTGTATAACAGTTCGGGATTGTGTGCTAACATTGGTCGTAATATCCACTTCACATATTGATGTGTATCTGATTTGTCTACATCAATCATTGGTGTTGGTAATTGCGGTCCGTTGTGCATAACCCATATAGATCTGTTATGCTGTTTCATATTAAGCACTTCAAATGGGTGGCAGTTTGATCTGTTAGTTCCACCATTAGTTGTGAATCTGAAGTGCAATCCCATTGGGATATTCATATCTTTGTATCTATCCCATAGAGATACAACATCACCCTCAGTTTTAGGGAGATGTTTAAATGTTTGTATCTTGCCGTCAGCAAGAAACATACCACCAAATCCGTCAGAATTATTGTGATATGCTGATGTCAGTAAGTTTTGTTTTAACTCACTAGCATTGTCTGATTTAATAATTAAACACATTAACTTTCCTCACTTTCGTTTTGTATGTTTTTAGTTCTACCCTTGTTATAGCCCTTGCGAACTAACCATGAGAATAGGTAAGGATATGAGCCCTTATTCTCAGATGTATTCATATAGCTAACGAAGTTAGTATATGATAACCTATTTACTGTATCGGTATCTTTGTCCATACCCACAGTTCTTACAAAGTTGCATAGTGCATCTACAAATTCAATGTTTCGCATGATACCTTGTTTGGCAATATTACCTCTGAATACTCTGAACTCAATGGTTTTTGGTTTGTGTGTTGCCAACGCTTCATACTTATCTGATCTTTGTAATGCGTCTTTGATACCTTTGAATTTCTTAACTGACCATTGTCTAGAATCACGACCTGCAATAGATTCCATAAATCTAGCATTAGCCTTGCCATTGACGAACACTAATAGCTTACCGATTTCAAGTGGTGTTAGTGAAGTGCGATCAACATGAATATGCATACCACAAGTTTCAGTATGCCATGATGATAGTTGATCTGAATAGTTTGCCTCACAGAATTTAGTCCAACCCTCTTTGAGTGCTGATATAGTTGCGGGTGCTGATACTATTTCAAAACCATTGTGTAGTGATCCGTCATGTTTGCACAATGCAAAGTTATCCATAGTAGTAGATACCATTTCAGCAATATTACTAGAGCAATCGTTTCGCCTCTCGACTTCTATTTCAGTTGCTAATAGTCGCTTCTCGTTGCCATGATATATGGGGCTGAGTTGTTCAGTCACATCATAATCATAGCCGTATACACCATTGTGATATCCGTCATCTTCCTCATCATATGGGTAGTCATCATCATGGTAGTATTCGTCATGCCCATCGTGGTATCTGTAATTATCACTACAACAAGAGCCTACATAGTTGTCATATCCTGCAACATATATACTATCGTCCATATGAGCAGTGCAACCACAGTCATTACATTCTGTATAGCTATCTGACATACTTTCATAAAGGTTTGCGATATGCCTCTCAAGAGAGTAAGCCCTTGAGGCGTTGTGTCGATCTGCGTTTAAGTAAGATGATCTTACAAGGTGTCTAACTCTTTCGTATGCGTCTTTGATACCTTCATACAATTCTATATCCTCTACACCATACTCGTCTGTAAAGTCGCTAGACGAATAGTTATCATACTTCAAATGGGCATACATACCATATAAAGATAACTTACTACCAAAGTTTAAGCAGTTCTCGTTTCGTAGTTTACTTAATAATGTCATTAAAACCTCACTCTCATTTCATTATTAAAATTATTATACAGATAACCACGCCAAAGTAAATTGTCCACTTTGACGCAGTTATAACTTTGTTGAAGTCGATCTTCAGCATATCAACTGCCGTTAATAGCTGTCGTGTCGACTTTAACAGAATTTTCAGCTGACATTGAATTGCTAGTATATAATACTGTAAATCCTTGTTTTTTCAGCTGAGTATTAAATCGTGAATAGGTGCTTGGATATGCCTTGCCTTGCCTATCCAAAGTCGGTGTTTCAGTATTTAAAAATGTCATAGCGAACTCATATAGTGCTTTCACATTTCCGAATACCTTAGGCACATCTAAGTAATTAGATTGTGCCAAATATACAGTTTTTGCCATGTTATTTTACCCCCCATGCTTCCTGTAAATCGTTTATATTTAGATTGTCGTGTCGTTTGTTAGATTGTGATTGTATTCGATCAGCAAATCTATGCTTATCAAATCTGTTATTACTACAAGCCATGATATAAGTTAAATCATCAACCATAGCTTTTGTAGGATTATGTTTTGCTATTAAATCAGCAAATTCTATAAATTGTTTTCTTGTTAATGCCATGTTATTTCCCCACCAATTCAATGCGTATTTCTTTGGCAGTTGTCAACATTGTGTGTTTTAGTTGATCAAACTCATCTTCAGAAATTAATCCGTCATTCATATAATCTCGCCATTTTTGGATAAGATTATTTTCTACTCTATTAATAGAGAGCATTACGTTTTCGTTTACTTTCATTTTTATTACCTCACAATTTAATATAAGTATAGTATAACACCATGATTTTAAAAATCACTGTGCAATCTGTCGCACCTAGCAGAATTATCTGCTAGACGCTAATTTCATATATTTATCGTAGTCGGGGTGTTGTTGTGCTTTTCTAAGTAAAGCCACGCGACCACCATCACCAAGCCTTTGATTTTCACTACTAAAGACATAACCCGTAAAAACGGATTTTGCTGAACTTTCGTATTTATCTTTTTGACCATTGAAAATTGGGGATTTACCAATCGGTAAATAACCGCGTCCAATGATGCTCATTCTTGATTTCATAATCAAACCCTCACAATCTATAATCAGTATCTCACAACCATTTTCAAAGTCAAGAACTTCTTTGAGGGTGCGACCAAAATGCTCAAAATAGTCTTACCTTTATTATCAAAGTTAATGACTTTGAATAACAGTTGTTTACTTTCTACAATAAACAATCTTTTAAAGTAGTTGTTTAAAGTAGGGTTATGATCTCAAATTCAAATCAATAAATCAATAGAAAAATTCAAACTGCGTTGTTCTGCCACAGTGCGACAATACGCCGAGTATATGCGACACTATATCCTGCGTCAATTTGCCACATGTGGCATAATGTCGCACCTACTTTTGGGCGTGGGGTGCCCTACGATTTACACGCATCAGTTTTTCTTCCTAGCTATAACTCTAGGCATTAGCCCCCGAAGGGGCTAGTGTCTAAATTTATTTGGCTACTGTATCATATACCCTTGCAAACCACCCTGTGTCATTTCGCCACACTTTATATATGGGTGCGACATTTCGTGCCTTATATATCGTGTTAGTGTTTCGCTCAACCATTGCCTTAATTAAAGGATATGATTTATTTTTTAATAATTTTCTTTTTATCATGGTTTAAGTCTAGCACGATTTGAAAAAAATTTATATGTGCGATTTGTCGCAGGGGTTTTGGGGGGTTGTTCATAGTTTGTTCCAGTATATGAAACATATATAGTGGTAATAAAATATTACTTTTACGGGTAGTATGGTAGCGAGGTATTGGGGTAGGATCTATATATTAACCCCCACCCCCAAAAAACGCAACGCCCACATACATACATATGCGTCAGAAAAAATTTTAGCAAAAATTTAGACTTTTTTATTTTCGCGTCTAAGCTGGTGTATGTAATCGTGCAGGCGCAGATCAGGTCTGTTAGGATTTCGCGTGCCCCTCTCCTCAGTAAGATAAGTAGAGAGTATATCCACAAATTCCTTAGGGCTCAGGTTATTAGATAGCGTTTTCAAATAGCGGTTTATGTGCCGCTTCACTTTTTCTGGGGTTAGTATTCTATGGGATTCTTTCATAGCGCGCGCTAACTCCTTCCATTTGTGCGAGGGGGTATGCCCGAAGGCATTTTTAACCCCCTCTTCTTACAGGAGACACCCTCGGGGAGAGGGATGCTGTAATGCTATCATAACAACCCTTGTTTACACAAGAGGTCTATGTTATAATTTTTTTATATGGATACAAATAAACCCTTGACAGGGAGACAAGAACTATTCTGTCAGGAATACATTAAGGATCTAAACTCAAAGGCAGCGGCAAAGCGGGCAGGTTACTCAGACAAAGTAGCAGACGCGAAGTCGTACCAGTTTTTGAAGATGGATCGTATTAGAGATAGAATATCAGAACTTAAAAAAGATTCTATGAAAAGACTGCAGCTTGATGCAGATGATATACTAAGAAGGTTAGTGCGTATCGCGGATCAAACAGAACAAACAGGTGATTACAATGCAGCCATTAGAAGCTTAGAGTTGTTGGGGAAACACAAAGCACTATGGACAGATAAGACTATAAATGAAACTACTTTAGTAAATGCATTTGCATCTGGTAATTCTGATGAAGACATACAACGAGATGTAGAACGTTTAAAGAAAATTGCTACACCTAAATTAAAAGTTATATCGGGAGACAAGAAATGATTTTAACACCTAAGCTAGAACCGTACGCAAAACAACCAGACATAGATATCTATTCTCAAATAGTTTTGTGGGGCGGCATTGCATACATCAGAAGATAGAGACGCAGCCACTAGGCTAGCGGTTAAACAAGCCAGGGATGACTTATTAGCATTTGTGATGCTAATGAATCCTAGCTTTAATGTAGGACCGCACCATCGTTTACTTTGTGATCAACTAATGCAGTTGGAACAAGGAGAAACTGATCGTCTCATGGTCTTCGTTTCTCCTCGTTCTTCTAAATCTTTAATCACATCTACTTACTTTCCTGCTTGGGCGCTGGGTCGTAACCCCTATTGGCAAGAGATAGCAGTATCTCACTCAGATGATTTAGCAACTAAGTTTGGTAGAACTATTCGTGACATCATAAATACAACTGCATACAATACAATCTTTCCTAAAGTTAAAATTAGAAAAGATAATCGTGCGGCAAACTCCTGGGCACTAGAAGAAAGTGGTAAACAAGCTGGAAGTTTCTTAGCTGCTGGTTCTGGATCAGGTATTGCAGGTTTTGGTGCACACTTAGCTATTATTGATGACCCTATATCAGAGCAAGATGCGTTTTCTAAGACTAGAAGAGAGCAACTAAACGAGTGGTACTCCTCTGGTTTGCGTACAAGATTGATGCCAGGTGGAAAAGTTGTGCTAGTTATGACAAGATGGCACGAAAATGACCTAGCAGGTCACCTGTTAAAGCAACAAGAGGCTTCACCTCTAGCAGATAAGTGGTCAGTTGTTAGAATTCCTGCTATAAACACTGCAGAATCTGCAGAAAAATTAGAAAAGGCTAGAGACTTTCTCATAACACAAGGATATTTAACAGAATCTTACCCAAAACCTAAGCTTGGTCACTCTTTCTGGGAGGCACCTGACCGCGAAAACGGTTTTTGCTGGGCAACAGAGGACATAATACGTACAAAAAACAATACACCCCCTTTTAAATTTGATGCATTGTACTTACAAAGCCCATCATCAGAGACAGGCGGCATAATACAAGTAGATTACTGGCAAGATTGGACTAGTGAAGACCCTCCCGAGTGTGATTTTATTATACAGTCCTGGGATACTGCATTTTCTACCAAGACAACTGCAGATTACTCAGTAGTTACTACATGGGGTATATTTAAAAAAGACGAAGTTAGTTTAGCTAACATGGTTTTACTAGGAATGGAGAAAGGTCGTTGGGATTTTCCTACATTAAGACAAAAAGCTGTAGATAAATTTATGAAACATAAACCAGACTCTATAGTAATTGAAAAGAAAGCATCAGGACAATCTTTAATTCAAGATTTAAGACTAGCTGGGCTGCCAATTCAAGAATACCAACCTGATAGAGATAAAGTATCTAGGGCATACGCAGTAAGTTCTTTATTTCACAACTCAAGAATCTTTGCTCCTCTACTAAAACCTTGGGCAAAAGATACTATAGAACAATGCAGACAATTTCCAGCAGGACCCCATGATGATATTGTAGACTCCGTAACACAAGCTATATTGTACGTCCGTAATGGTGGATATTTAGAACATAGTGATAATTCATGGCTTGACTTAGATGAGTCAGCAGTGTATAATAAAAAACGCAGACGTTATTATTAAGGATTGATATATGATAGTAGAAAAACAACTTGAATTACTAGAAGGCGAAGATCTTACATCGCCTGAATCCCCAGTCAAACCTGTTGACGAAGTAATGGTTACACCAGACGGTGGAGCTGAAGTTACTTTAGAAGATCAAGGTATGATAGAAGAAGCTAAGGCTATGGGTTTATTTGACGAAGACGAAAACTCTATGGAAGCTACGGACCATGATGCTAACCTAGTAGAATTTATTGATGAAAAAGAATTAGGATCTATTGCAAATGAATTACAAGATTCATTTGAAAGAGATAAACAATCTAGAAATGAATATGATACTATTGCTGAAGAAGGAATAGATTTATTAGGTTTCAAAGCAGAAGAAAGTGATGAACCATTTCCTGGAGCATGTGCATCTTCACACCCCGTATTATCACAAGCAGTAGTAAAGTTTCAAGCAAAAGCATATAAAGAATTATTTCCTACAGAAGGACCTGTACGTACAAGAATTGTAGGATTACAAACTCCTCAAAAAATGGAACAAGCAAATCGTGTTCGTCATTTTATGAATTATCAAACACAAGTTCAAATGCCAGAGTATGGTCCTGAACTAGATCGTTTATTATTTTATGTAGCTCTTTATGGTTCAGCATTTAAAAAAACTTATTGGGATGTAAACTTACAAAGACCAAGAACTGAATATATTAAAGCACAAGATTTTTATGTAGATTACTATGCATCTGATTTAGAAAATGCAGAAAGATTTACGCACAAGTATTCTATGTCTATGAATGAAATTAAAAAATTTCAAATGGCTGGAACTTTTGCAGATGTAGATGTAAGCGAAAGTAATATAGACGAAACTTCTGCACAAGAAGCTTCAGATGAAATATTAGGTGTTACTAAACCTTATGGTGAAACTGAACGAGTAGAAATTTTAGAAATGCATGTTAACTTAGACTTACCTGGATTTGAAGATCCTGATGGTTTAAAACTTCCTTACGTAGTTCACATGACTGACGAAGGTAAGATACTAGCAGTAAGAAGAAACTGGAATGTAGAAGATATAAAGAAAGAAAAGAAAATGTACTTTACACATTACTATATGATACCTGGTTTAGGTTTCTATGGTTATGGTTACTTACATTTAATTGGAGGTTTAACTAAGACAGCAACTTCATCAATGAGACAATTGATAGATGCTGGAACGTTTTCAAACTTACCTGGCGGTTTTAAAGCACATGGTCTTCGCGTGCTTGCGCCTGACGAGCCTATAGCTCCTGGTGAATGGAGAGAAGTAAATAGTCCTGCGGGTGACCTAGGCAAGTCTCTACAGCCTTTACCTTTTAAAGAACCTTCAGGTACATTATTTAATTTAATGCAGTATGTTGTTAATGCTGCGAAAGAGTTTGCTGACTCGACCGACAACATAGTAGATCAAGCATCTAACTATGGTCCTGTTGGTACGACTATGGCTTTGCTAGAGCAGAGTTCTAAGTTGTTCAGCGCTGTGCACAAGCGTCTGCATAACGCTCAATCCAAAGACCTGCGAATCTTGGCGAGACTAGATTTTGAGTATCTTCCTGATCTGTACCCGTATGAGATCGCAGGTGGTGCACAACAAGTTTTTAGAAATGATTTTAATTTAAAGTCAATTGATGTTCTCCCTGTGTCCGATCCGAACATGCCGACTGAAGCTCATAGAATTGCAAAGATAAACGCGATTATGCAAATAGCACAACAGAATCCTCAAGCTTACAATATGGAAGCAATAGGCATGGAATTGTTTTCTGCTATGGGCATTGAAGAACCACAAAGATATTTAAAACAAAACATGCAACCTATATCAGCTGACCCTGTTACAGAAAATATGGCAGCTATGAAGGGGGCACCTTTAGTTCCAAGGCAAGATCAAAACCATGATGCTCACATCGTGGCTCACGCTTCTATGATAAATAATGTAGCATACAAAGAAAATACTATAATGCTTCAGGCATTATCTTCTCATATACAAGATCATTTAGCTATGAAGTACAGAGGTGAAGTAGCCCAGATGATTGGTGATTCTCAAATAGTACAAGCCATGATGTCAGGACAACCACTGCCACCTGAAATGGAAAATCAAATAGCATTACTTACAGCCAATGCTTCTGATTCTATTATGAAGCTAGATGAAGAAAAACAAAAAATTATGACTGGACAAAAGAAAGATCCTCAAGAACAACAACTAGAGTTACAAAGAGAAGATTTAGAATTACGTAAAGCTAAGTTAGCTTTAGATGCTAAAAAACATCAAGACGAAATATCTTTAGACGAAGCTAAAGTTATGATAGATGATGAGAATACAGATTTAGAAAGAGATCGTAAGATGGCAAAAGATGCTATGGACATGGCTAAGTCTGGAATACAGGATGCTAAGATAATGATTAAGAAAGAAATAATGTAATGGCAGCAGATCCTAGATTAAAACGCGCAGGGGTCAGTGGTTATAACAAACCTAAAAGAACTCCTAGTCACCCAAAGAAATCGCATGTTGTAGTTGCCAAAGAAGGTAACAAAGTTAAAACAATTAGATACGGACAGCAAGGAGTATCAGGTGCTGGTAAAAATCCAACAACTGCTAAAGATAAAGCTAGAAGAAAATCATTTAAAGCGCGGCATGCTAAAAATATATCTAAAGGAAAAATGTCTGCAGCTTACTGGGCTGACAAAAGCAAATGGTAATGAAAGACTTTAGATTATTATTTTCCATATTGTTTATGTTTGGACTTGTAGCTGTTATAACAGATACTAGGGCTGAAACAAATACTGTGTCGAGCACGGTAGTTACAAATTCAACTCCGCCTACAGCAAATGCTCCATCAATAATAAACTCAAATAGTGATATATGCAAAGTGGGTGTTGGTGGAAGTGTGCAGAATAATGTATTAGGTGTAGCTACAGGAATTCTTATTGACGATACATTATGTCAAAGTTTAAAACTATCACGTTCATTATACTCGATGGGTATGAAAGTTGCGGCAGTATCAGTGTTATGTCAGGACCCACGTGTCTTTGATGCAATGACTGATGCAGGCACACCTTGCCCATATAATGGAGCTATAGGCACAGAAGCGCAAAATTCTTGGATGGATAATCCAGATGATATCCCAGACGGAAGTAAATATAAAAAAGATTATGTGCAGGCAAGTAAGCCTGTAAAAGGAGAGATGAGTGATGCAGGTCATATTGCACTTTATAAGACTTTGTTCCTTATTACTACTGGTCTCCTCTTATTCTAAGGCAGATTGTTTACCAGATGTAACAGGTCTTTGTATACCTGGTGTAACTGTTACGGAAGATACACAAGTTGAAGTAACTGAAGAAGATTTAGGTACAGAGATTGTTACAACAACTGTAACCACAGAAACTACTACAACCACTACAGTAACTAATGAAGACTCAGGAGATATTCTAGATGGAACAAATGGTTATGTTACTTCTACAAAAGAAGGTGACATGGATTCAGACTGGGGTGGGCAAGGTCCTGCAAGTATGCCAACAGGTAATGCTTGTTATGGATTAGGTTCTGATAAGTGTGCACAAATTACAGGATCAGGTAATTCTACTTCTTCTATGGGAGTTGAAGGTATGGGTACGACATTTATACAAACTGTCGATATTTCAGATCTAAATATAAACAACGGGGGAGAAGTTAAATATACAATTGAGGTAGATAAACAAGATGATCAAGATAGAATATACATGCACATTACAGGACTTAACGGAACTAGTCAGGTCTTTTCAGGCAC